TAATTAACGATTAGCTTATCTACGATATCCATACGGTTTCTTGCGTATCCGCACGCAGCAAGTAAGTTACCCGGGTCTATTTTATCCGATTGAATATCTTGGTGGCCGGGCAGGTGCGTGGTCGGGTTAATCTTATAATCGTTACATAACGCAGCCATAACTCTTGCCGCATTATCTAGCGATTTACGTGAGCGTGCTTGATTCGTAAAGTAGCATACTTCGATACCGAATGCGATATCGTTAGCGTCATCTCCGTACCATGCGTTATCAGTAGGCGTATTATAAAGTACATGCCACGCTTTTTCATCTAACGGGATACATACGATACATTCTACGTCATCTACGAATATATGCGCAGATGCAGTCGCAGACCAATCGATATTATACGTATTCTTATAGTAGTTAACGTTTGCCTGCGCCGTAGTATTCGGATTACCTGTATCGTGGAATACCGCAAACTTAGGTGCGCCACTATCTAGCTTACGTCCTGTACGTCGAGTTCCAAACGGCAGTAAGTCGAGAAATACGGGTACTCCGTTCCACGTTCCGATTCTTGTTTTCGCCATTAATATCGTCCCTCTCTCTTTCGTTTATTTTTCGTTTATTTTAAGCCGTTCTTTTTTAACGCAATCATCTGCGCTTTAGCATTCTTACCGCTAAAGTGATTCTTATAGATACCGATAAGCGTTATTACTGCGCTTACAATCGTTATTACTGCCGTAGATACTTGCGTAACCGTATCTTCGTTGAGCCAATCGTAAGAAAAGCCAAAGCCGGCAAGTACCGGAATAAGCGATACGATCATATACGCTAGCTGCTTGATAAAGTCGGTTACTGCTTCGGCCTCTACTACTTCTACGATATCCTGTTCGTATTCAGACGTACCCTGCGTTAAATCTTCGTTATCGATTGCTCCACCGATGATTACTTCGTTATTATCCACCCTATACACCCTTTCGTTTAGTTAAATAGCGTCATTACTGCGGTTATAATCGTCCCTAATAGTGCTAGTATTCCGCTGGTAAATATTCCGACTAGCTTAAATACATCGCTTATATATGTCTGCTTAGCCGTGCCTATCTCTTCCAATCGCTTATCCACCTCGTCAACATCTTCTTCTACGTGTTTCTGACGTAGTTCTAGCTCGGTCTGCTTTACGGCCATCTTCGATATTTCTTCGTTAGTGCGTTCTTGCGCGCTCGCCATTCTACGCATATTATCCGTTAGCGATTCAAACGTATCTTTCATTAGACCGAACATCAATTCCAACCGTTCGAAGCTACCGTCTATGCGCTTTATATCTCTACGTATCTCGTTTATTTCTGCGTCTAGGTGCGCTTTAGTTACGTAGTCGTTCTCTTTATCGTCCATATACGATACACTCCTAACACGGTCATAATCATGTGATAATTAGCGAATACTACGTTAGTGAACGCTGTATACCAATTCAATCCTTGTTCTGCGCCTGTTGCCGTTAATACGACATAAACGCAGAAAGCGAGTAAGTTACCGATAGCGAATCCGACTTGACCCGTGAATGACTTCGAGAACATACTGACGAATAGAATAACGGCTGCGATTAAAGGCGCTATCCCCCAATACGATAAATCAACGATATCGTCTAATAACTGATACCACGGACTATCCGCAATCATTGCGTCATCGGCCGTAAAGAAAAGTATTGCGCGTCCTAGCAACATAGTCGCAAAAAACATCGTACCGACTAGCGATTTCATTTCGGAGAAGGGCATTTCGATTAATACCCGTTCTCCTATATTCAGCTTTATCATACGGTATCCTCCGTTTCTGCGTTAATCTGCGATTCGTCTTCTATTAATATAGGTAACTGCTCTTCTATCTCCGGCTCACTAACGATTCTAGCAACGCCCACGTCGAGATTAACTGCAATGAATTCCGTACCATTACCGGTAAGGATCATAGCAATAAGGAAGTCTGTATCGTTATTAGGTGTTCTGCGTATCTGTAACGTTTCTACCATTACTTATCGCCTCCTAGAAGATTTAACTCGTCTTTTTCCGTAGATTGTCCGAGTTGATTCTGTAAGTCATCTATAACTGAAACGTAGATTGCGTTCTCGTATTCGAGTTTAGCCACCTTCTCCGCTAACAGTTTCGATGTAATTTCGTAGTTAATTTGATACTCTGCCACTAATATCGCCTCCTTTTACTAATTAAAATTAGCGTTATTTATTACGTCTATCACTCTATATGCTCGTCCGTTTACAACGAAAACGAAGTCGCTGCCGTTACCGTCGAATGCTATTCCATTACGGCCGTCAGCAGACATTAACGACTTTGTCCCGACTTTCATACCGTTTAAATGCGATAGGCTCACTTTAAAGAAATCGGAATCGTACGAAACTAATTCTACGCCACCGTTTTTAAACTTGAATCCGGCAGATTCGTCGGATACTGATCCGGCTCTATTACGGAAGTTTACGTCATCTCCGATAAGTTCGACTAGGTTTCCACCGGTAGGCGTACTGAATGCTCTTAATCCCGCGAAATCTTTACTATTCGGGTCAAGGCGTGGATCAGATTTTGTCCCTATATTTGGCGATGTGCCTATAACCATATTAGGATAAGGAGTATCTTTTTCAAGTGTAAATAAAGTTCCAGCTACATATCCGTTATTTCCGTATACTAATGCATTACCTACATTGCGGTAAACAAGCGTAGAATTGCCGATATAAAACCGCCCCGTACCGAGATGCCATTCGAAGTTACCATAGAAATCACGTAATACTCCTCCCATGATACGGTCTGCAACCATAGTGCCGGTTGTAATCGCATCTGCCGTTATACCTCTTGCAGTAATCGCAGTACGTCCGGTCAAACCACCATCTTCACTGATATATAGTCCTGCGCTATTTAATCGCATAGATAAGTTAGCATTCGATCTTTCTATCGCAGTAAGACCGTCCTCGTCGAAGAATAAGTCGGACGTAACGGACTGAATCCTAGTTACCATCGCCTTACTTACGTCGTCTAATACGGCAAACGATAGTTGACGGCGGCCTTGAATGATATCACGGACTATACCGTTTAAACTCGATACCTTCGCTGCCTGTCGTTGTCGTATGTTAGGCGACCCGAACGTTATCTTGCAGTCGATTAACTCGCCATTAATATCGTAACTTTCTTCGATAGATTCAACGCGTATCTCCGTTTTTAACTCGAGGCTATCATCAAGCAGGAACGTTCTATCTCCGAGTTTAGGAACGTTAGTCGTGCTGCCATTCGCTCTTAAATCGTGTAGATTCGCCTCGAACGATATTATCATCGATTCATTAACGGCTTTCTTTAGCATTGCGTCTAACTTCGCTTGGTCTTTTAACTTCGGAAGTTTAATCGGCTCTTTCTCCGGATTAACTCCGAGCAAGGCAGCTAAGGGAGACGTATACTCCCGTTTAATCAGCGCCTTAGTATAATGTACCTTTGATTCGTTATAGTTCGCATATCCACGTATGTACGTCTTTATCGAACTAGCGTCTATTGCTTGCTTTACGTCTGATGCGTTTAGTTTTCGTTTATATACGTAATTTGTATCCGAGCCAATCTTATCGCGGATATATACGAGGTTGTCTACGATTTCGAATTCGCAGTTATAGTTATCTAGCGCCTTCTTAAACTCGTCGATTTTATAAGCGCCGTTACCGAATTCTTCGTATTCGAATGACGACGTACTCGCGGTCACAACAAGTTTGAACGACGTACCTTCGAATATCTTACCGAATGTAGTCGATAGTTCCATATTCGAAATCGACCTCTCGTGGATAATACCGTTACTTAATTCGTATAGCATACGAGTAACTGCTTTAATTTCGATATAGAACGAGTCGCCTTCGGACACTCTTTCTACGAATAAAACGAGATATTCGATTCTATCGTGCGTGATCGTCCACATACGGTCGATATCGATTAGTTTAGCACCGTGTATTTCGTATATTTCTGCGGTTAGGATAATGTCGCCGTTACGGGTCTTATTCGTTGTGAATGTCGCAGTTGTTGCGTAAGGATTGCCGGATAGGTCGTTAATTATAAGCATTTAATCCGCCTCCTTAATATTCAACTTTAGAAGCAGTCTCAACCACGAGTTCATGTTGCAAATTACTATTTCTGACATACGCAGTTGAGTTGTTACCAACTTGTAATCCTAAAACACTGCCATAACAAGTACAACCGTCCAACCACAATTCACTATCAGACAACATAAAGTCTGCGTTTTGATAGGAATCGAACGCTGATACTCCTAGATTCCATGATTGAGTGCCTGTATTAACGTCGGCGATATTCCCACCATCATTTTTAGCGTAGATACCATTAATACGCACACCTTTTACTCCGTCATGCAACGTACTACCGTTATTAGATTTACCCGAAATCGCGCCTTTATCGATACCATTTTCTTCTGCCAAACAGTCGATTTCAGCAATAAGAGGAATACTTCCAGTCGCTCCTACGTGATAGTTAAATCCATCTAGGACGTTAGAAGACGCTATACATTTTTGAGCGATTGCAGTCTTGCCGCCAACAATTTCATAACCATTACCATTAATCGCAGTAGCATGTAAGAATTTAACGTTTTTAAAATACTCTTCACTTACTTCTGATTCGTTCCTGTAAGGTCTATTTCCACCGATTAATTCTAAATCCTGCATATAAAAATAATCTAAGTTAGTAGTAATCCTTACGTTGTCTGATTGCAATAAAGCGACTAACTCATCTTTTTTTGGTTGAACAGAGTATCTCGCATATACATTTGAGCCATCGTAATAATAACTATCAACAGTAGACTGTACTTCATCGATAGAATTTACTTTTTTAAACTCTTTATATGATGTGCCGACTTTTCTACTTAAATCGATGACTTTTCCTACTGCGCTGCGATTTATCGTATATACGTTCGAATATCCTGAAACGAGTGACCATTCGATTTCATCCGCCATAATCAACTGAGCAATACCATCATAACTCGTCATATTAATAGATCTCGTGATTGTCGCAGGCCAAGCTGAATTATATCTAAAATGTTTTCCACCCTTAAAACGGACTTCTCCAACATCTGCCATTCCAGCCGCTTTTTTAAACGACTTAAAAGCAGTTTCTTTAGTGAGTCCGTCGCTATAATCACTACCATTCTGATAATCAACATAATAAGTCTTTCCTTTATTAAGCTTACTTTCTGTAACGTCATAATCTGTAAAAGGCTGTCCGAACTCATCTTTATAAATTCTGTTCACTAGCTGTTTAGGCGTACCTGTAAACCCGTTAGGTATTTTAAGAAGTACACCTTCTTTTTTCGTAGGTACATTTAATAACTGTACTGATTTATCTAATTCGTTAATAGTTTCATTTAAAGAAGTTAATTTCGCATCTTCTAAGACAATTCTTTCATAAGGCGTGATAAGAAGATTCTTCGCAGTAGTGCTTTTAGATGTATTACGATTGTCAATTCGTAATTCAATCTTCATAGCTTCTGCTGGTATCGTCACATTTTCAATCATGTAGACACCGTTTTTTATCAATGGTATAGGTGTGATACTGCCTACTTGTATGTTAGAGTCATTAAAAAATCTAAACTGCACTAATGTTTCAGCACTACTATTTTCTAATAAAAATGATACTTTTCCTGTTTCTAAGAATTTACTAACCTTTTTGACTACATAAAAGAAGTAACCATTATTAGTTAAAGTGACTGACTTATTACTATCGAATGAGTTAGCAGGAGTGGCACCGCTAGAAGTTATAGAGCTATAGTAAGCGTCTCCAACTGCACTCGCATATGTTGTTAAATGCATGTTATTCGTAGGATAAAGTACAACGTTTAAACTGTCGTACTTTACATCTCTAATAATCTGTTCGTAAACAGTCCTTTCAATAGCATCAGTCGATAATTTTTGTGAAGTAACAGCTTTATCAGCGACTTTTACAGTTGTGATACTTCCATCTGCAGGGATCGCATTTACTGAAGCAGTGCCTGCAATAGCTTTAATAACTTCGTCAGATAAATGTGCTAATCCGATTTTACCTAGATTCACATCAATATCATTAACAGATAGTTCTCCTTTTTTGATTAGATCGTTAGCCAATGTCATAAATTCAGCGTACTGTTCAGCCGTCAACATATCTTTAGCGACTACATCCATCAACGCCGTTTTTATAGACTGTATGTCATCGAATAAAAATTTGAAGTTTGCGTTCACTCCGTTTACATTTTCACGATTCCCACGACCTGAATATATATATCTTATGACCATTCAATCACTCTCCTTATTTATAGTAAAACTTGAAGTCAATTTCTATGACTTTAAAAGTACCGTTTGATATTTCGAATTCATTAAAGCCGGGGGCAATATTCAAGAATGACATACCTGTGTCTCTAAAAACGTTAGTAAGGTTTAATCTAACATCTAACCCGTTTATAGTTAAGGATACGTTAGAAGCACTTCTCTTTAGTACAAAAGACTGTCCTGTTGTTTTATTTCTGATAGTGAAGTTGGAATCGGAATTCAATCCATGTACAGTAAATTTCAAAAACATAGTCTCGGGTTGTACCGCAACATTGCCCGCATTCCATATCTTAAATGTCGAAGTAGTAAACGAATATTTCGTATAATCAAAGTCGATATTGTCTGCCGTTCCATATACGCCTAAGTTTTCGTCGTATCCCGTTCTATGTAAGTCCATCGTCGTATACGTTGTTTCTCCGAAGGGTAGTCCGGCAGTAACGAATACTAATTCGATTTCTCCGCCTTTAACGACCTGTTCCGGTGTGATTGCGTTCTCTAGTCGCACATGCCAACCATATCCGCTTACGTTTTGACCTACTAATCCGTAGTTATTAATAGGTGCTTTCCCGAAGTCTACGAATTCATATCGCCATTCATCTTTAGAACGCTTTTCCTGTATAAAGTAAGAGTCTTCATCGAGCAAGAATCCGTATAACTCATCACGCAGATTAGCATAATCGATATTATGTTCGTGCTTAAACTTGAATTCGACTTTAATGCGTTTATCTCCGTAGTCCATTCCGTAATCTATTGCACCCGGTCTTCCCGGTACTTGCCTGCGCCTTAGAATAACCTCCGGACTTTCTACGATAATATCTTTTACGATTCCGTAATCAGACAATCGGTATTTTGCCCCGTTCTTCTTCGTAATCTCTAAGTCCATTTAACGACCTCCTTTTTAAAGGAACGCGAGGCTATCCCATTAGAGATAGCGCTTCGTCCTTCGCATTTTCTTCGTTTACGTACGTGCGTAACCATTTCTGATCCGCTATCACACGTAACTCTACTCGGCTAACGCTTGGATTGTTATCTACGTTTATACTGTTATTAATCTGTTGTGCGCTTGCCTTATTTATTCGTGTTAAATCACGTCTTGCAGCGTTTGCGTCTAAGTTCATTGCGCCGTTAACGTCTAACCCCGAGTTAGCCTTATTAGCTGCGTTTATCGCAGAATTAACCATCGTCTTCGCTGCCTTAGCCGCTATGTCCGATTTATCTTCGATAGCTAATGCGAAACCGTCCCCGAAGTCTCCTCCGAGTGCCATCGTTTCTTTGGCAGGCGAGTTAGAACGTTGAGTTGCTTTAACTGCGTTTAATGCAGCGCGTGCTAATGATGCCGCAGCGTTTATAGCTGCTCCGATGTATGAACGGATACCACTAACGAAACCGCTACCGAAGAATTGACCTAAACTAAACGTATTACTGTTCGAAGATAATCCGCTTTTACCACTATTAGCAACGGCTGACCCCGCTGCTTGCACCATACCGACCCAACTAAGGATTCCTGCGCGGAACTTACTTCCGGCATTATCTCCGCCGCCACCGTCAGTAGCTCTACCTAACGTAGTTTCTGCCGCAGACTTATTCGCATTAGCCGCGTTACGAGCCGCTCCTTCGTTCTTAGCGATATTACTAGAGAACATAATACTCGATTTATGTCCGCCGCCACCGTCATTTGTCGATCCTAACGTAGACTCTACGCCTTGTTTAGCGCCGCTAGCAGCGCCTTTAGCCGTGTTACCTCCGACTGCGATATCGTTAGCCATCTTACCTGTCGCTTTCTTACCTCCGTCGCCGTCAGTCGTCATTCCGAGAATACCGGCTACCCTCGTAGTGATTCCGTTAGCAAAGCCTGTTACGAGCGGTTGACCATTGTTAAGGCCTGCGCCCATTGCGTTCATAGCCTTAGTACCACCGCCACCGTCCGTAGTCTTACCGAGTTCTATCTCGACTTGACCGCTTGCCGTAACGGCTTTACCTTTAGGAACGCCACTAAGCGCCTGTATACCTTGCCCGAACGTTATCATCGCTTTACCACCTTGCGTAGATAAGTTGAGCGTATCTAAAGGTGTTGTGATACCGGTCTTAACTGCCTCCATCTGCGTTTGTAATCCCGGTATACCCGTGAATAGTCCGTTTTCCAACGTCTTAATCGTCGCATTACCTTCCGCAGTTAAATCTGTTTTTGCATTCGCTTTAAGCAACGCCTGTAGTCCGACCATAAAGGTATCAGCGCTATACTTACCGCTTTCGAATCCGGCAACTAACGTCTCTTTTAAGCGTGTTTTGGAAGAACGCCATTAATTCTACTGCACCGTATTGACCCGATTTTAGGCCGGATACGAACGACTCTACAGATACCTTACCTGCGTCGCCTAAATCGACTTTCATACCGGATTTAAGGTTTAATCCGAGTTGATTCGCAATATCCGATAGCTGCATGCTCCCCGAACGTAATCCGTTTACAAACGATTGCATCTGCTTTTCGCCTTCCGGAGATAACGAGCCTTGTCCGAGTCTTGCACGCATTGCGTTTACTTGTGCTACGGCTGCTTGCTCTACCGTGACTTTACCGCTTTGCACACCTTTAACGAATTCGTCAAGTTTCATCTTACCGGCAGTACCGAGGTCAACCATCTTAATCCCGTTTTCAACGGAAGACACGAAACCTTCGCCCATTGCCGTTGCAGCCTCTTTAGAACTCGTCTTCATAACGCCGAAAGCGTCTTTAAGCGTTACTGCGTTCTTAGCTGTATTCAGATACGCTTGTGCAGCGTTGTTAGCCGCAGTCTTAGACGATTCCATTTCTTTAGCTGCGTTCTTAGCCGCTTGCGATAATGACTGCGTTTTTATAGTTACGTTATTAGCGTTAGCACCATAGTTATCTAATTTAGCGTTATACGCTCCCGCCTCTTGCGTTAACGATGAAGCAGTCTCTAGTAACTTCTGCTGCTCTTTCGATAATCCTTTCGTAGCATCAACGTTTTTGTGAAGTTTCTTTGCGCTTTCTTCGTATACATCTAAATTGCCGAGTAATGATGATCTATTCTCGTCATATTCACGACGTAAAGCGGATAAGTGCAGTCCTAGTTCCTTCGCAGGTAGACCCGATGATTCTAACGTTTTCTTCTGCTTTTCGAATCCTTTATTTAATTCAGACATCGCCGTAGCAGTTTCTTTAGCAAAGCTAGTTACGTTCTTTTGTACCGTTTCAAACTTCGTGTTTTTATCGAAAGTTTCAAACGCTCTTGATAACGTCCCCATCTCGTCAATGCTCTTCGATACATGCGTTGAATACAGTTTATCTAGTCCGGAAAACATATTCGAAATAGTAGCGTATTCAGACGATGTTAACTTTCTACGCTCACTATAAGCAGAATTTAACGTCTTAGTAATAGTTGATTGTGCGTCTGCTGCTAACTGACGTTGCTTTTCGTAGTGTGCTTTAATCTCGCTTACAGACGCTTGTAACGCTTCTTTCTCCGCACCTGTCGCTGATTTAACTAAACGTTTGTTAATCGCAAGTATCTGACTTTCTTTCTTGTTGATTGCGTTGATTACTTCGTTAGTAAGCGAGTCTACTTCCGCAAGTAGTTCGGCTTTAGTCTTACGTGCTTCGTCTGTACTGCGAATACGGATATCAGCCATCGCACCATTAATATCGTCACGCATACGTAAGAACTTTTCGGCTTTACCCGATGTAGCAGACGATAACGATCCGTCAATTTCTTGCATAGCTTTCTCAACGTCATCTGCGCCTATACCGAACTCTTTACCGATTTTAATTGCTGCTGCACCAAGTAGCGTTAATCCCCCTATAGCACCGACTACGGCTGCTCCACCCGGGCCAAACAACATAAACGCTGCCGCCGTAGCACCGAGAATTA